TTAAGAATAAACTAATATCTCTATTCAGCATACCTTTTCTGTAGAGCATTTCATCAAAGATATATGCATTGTTCCATTTATATAATCTTATGTAAGTTGTCGGGTCTACACTGTATCCAAAGTCTAGGCCTGCACATAATAGTCTAGCATCTTCTGGTAGTTTGTCTATGCTTTTCCAGTCTGGTATACATACACCCTCTAAACTTCCTATTTCTCCAAGCCCGTATACTTTCCACCAGTTTGACCAATATGTAGATGTCTTGGCTTTTACTCTAGCTTTCTCTATTTCTTTTACTATGCTTTCTGATAAGCTCTCATTGTCTTTATATGTAAGAGTTATAAAGTCCGTATCAGGCTGGCCTATCAATTCTTTATCTACCCAAAACAAACTCGTAGGATTATAATCAAGCCACATATTGCCAGATGTTCTTACATTAAGGTTTTGATAACTTTCAAAGTCTATATTATTGCACTCATTGATAAAACAGTCTGTTCTACGTGAACCACGTAACCTGTCAGGCTGATCCGTAGAAAAAAAAGAAATATAACTACCATTTGCAAATTCATACTTTAGAGTCGATTTGTTGAACTTTCTTTCGCTATACCTATTGGTTAGCTTCATTATTTGTAGAAAGTCTCTTAGAGCGCCTCTACGCAAGTGAGGAATGCTCTCTGCTACAACGCTTATTTCTTTGTTTGAATTTTTAATTGCATAGTCAATCAAGATCATAAGAATAGCAACAGTTTTGCCTGCTGATGTTCCGCCTCTAATTATGCGTATTCTTTTGTCTAATTTTCTAAGACGCTTGACTGCTTTTGTTTGCGTAAACATTAATCAACAAATAAAGGGACTTCATCGTTTATGTGAATGTCCTTTGTTTCTTTTGGTTTTCCGTACCTGTAACCCATATATAAATTCAAAGCTCTCATATCTCCTTCATTAATCAATTCTTTAAGTTTCTTAAGCACTTCTTCTTTATCTATAATGTTATCTAGCTTTTCTATTAACTCTTTCTCTTGAGCTTTAGGTTTGCGTCCTGCACGTCCTTTAGTTGAGTGTCCACCATTGTTTTTTCTACCATCCATAGAATTAATAAAATATTAATTAATTAATCTTTTGTATATCTATATATCGAAAAATAAATTAATTTTTAGTCAGCTTCTTCTAATTCTTTTTTTGCCATAGCATCTATTAATAATGCTAGTTCGTCTACGTCTTGATTTGATATGTAGTTTAATTTTAGTTTTATAAGCTCTCGTTTCTCTTGGTTGTCGTATCCGTTTATATCGTCACTTATAATGTTTAGCCACTCTAAAAGCTCAGGAGAATATTTTTTAAATATTTTAAAATTCTTTATACTGTGTATAATTGTGGCGTGATTTTGTACTTTCCCATTTAATGCGTAGAAGTCTCTTATTTGATATAGTGTCATTTTTTCGTATCGCTTCAATATAAAGTTTAATAATGATCGTGCCTCTACATATTTTATTTTTCTAGTGTTTTCAAATAAATTAATTCCTGCAAGCGAGTTAATTCTGTTTGCTATTTTGTTTGCTCTATTTTTCATAATGTTCCTGTAATTACATAATCGTCTAGGTCTGCACCATTGACAAAAAAGGTTTCGTATATGTCTACTGCTTTTTTAGTTAGCTCTTCTCCGTCTTTATAAAACTCCTCGCTACATTCAAATATGCCTATGTCCAGACTTCCCTTGTCTACTACTAGAAATTTAAACTGGTCATATGATACATTAAAGAGCTGACAATAAATATAACATTGTACTGAATATAAATATTTCTTTGCTGAATGATAAAAGTTTTTTATACCGCCACTTGTTGTTTTAAGATCAACAATTCCTTTCTTGCTTAATACATCGGCCTTACCTCTAAACGGGTATCCGTATATGTCTCCTATTGCAGGTACTTCAAACTCGCAGTTTGTTATTAATTGCATCGCTTGTTCGTTCCTGAATATTGTGTCGGCTATTTTCTCTGCGTTTTCTTTTTCTACTCTTGTAAATACTTGGCCGTGTTTAGCCACTGCTTCTTTATATGTCTTTGTATTTTTACTTGCTACATCTACAAAGATTTGTTCCTGAAACTTTTTAGGTTCTAATATAGCTAAGTGTACTAATGATCCGTCTCGCAACGCTTGTGTTTCTGGACTTCCATACTCACTAACATAAGCATATTTTTTAGGACTGTCTAATAATAGTTTTAAAGAGCTACTACTTAATGCTAGTTTTCCTAAAACATTGTAATAATAGTTGTCATCATACATCTGTTTAAGAATGTAGTCTTTTTTAAATTCCTTTTGGTTTAATAGTTTTATCATTTTTGAATATTACGTTTTCTGCTGTTCTTGCTCTCTCATACCATTTATGTTTTTCATTAATTATTTCTTCTTCTCTTGACTTCATTATATGATTTTCTGTCTCTAACATATTTGCATATAAATACATCTGATTTATGTTGCCTATAAGATTTGATATTTCTTTTTTCTTTTTGCCTGTTGCTTTTTCGTATGCTTCTTTAAGAAAGTAACCTATCATGTTAAAATTACTTTCAAAGACTTGTTTTTGTATCGTAGTCATAAAAATATTATAAATAATAAAATAGATATTACAAAAGTGATTATAGCTAATTCTATAGTTTTATAAATTTGTTCTTCTTCTTCTGGTGTTTTATGTGAGTTTTGTTTTTTCATAATTAACATTTTTTAATAAATATACAAAATTATTCTAACGTAACGATACTTGCCATTTCTTCAGACAGTAAATAAACAGGCTTAATAACTTTTTTTTTAGTCCAAATTGTAGTGTCAGGACAATATAATTCTTTAACTTCTGGCATTTCTAAATCATTAAGCCAAAAAATGTAAGTTCCTTTAGGATCAGACACTAAATATAATTTTACAAGCTCATCGTCTATCTCCATCATATTATCATATTTGTTTTTCTCTAGTAATTTTTTTGGATAGTATTTATTACGAAACTTCATTTCAATACAACACTTTATTTTTTTGGGACTGTATCCTATCGCGTCAAAACTTTGGCATTGTCCTCCAGCCCAGTCTAAATCCCATCCTAGAAACTCATTCATAAACATTACTACTGTTTGCTCAAACTTGTGTACTTCTTCTATATCCATCGCTATATAATTTGTTTAGTTGTTCAATCCACCTGTTCCACTCTTTAGGGCTGCAAGAGCATGGAAGATAAAAGTGATGCCCGTGATATTTCGCGTGAAGCGAGGCTATCAGCTCTTGTTCTGCTTTATTTATTGTACTTGATTTTTTAGACCGAAACTCTGTCCATTTATCGTATTCTTCTTTATTGAGTTTCTTTTCCATCTCTTGTGATTGAATTTAAATAGTTTTTACGTTTTTCGCATCCGCAGTCTTCATAACCTAACTTGTTAGCTATCCAAGCAGCAATAGCTTTGCCTTTGCCAAAAGTTATAATGTTTATTATTGTTTCTAGTTTATCTCCTAATTTCATAATTTTGTTAGTTCTAAATGTTTTATATAATCGTATTTAACTTTTACGATTTCATCTTTTTTTTTCCATTTCTGTCTTGTATAAAACTTCAAGTAATCTTTTTTATTACTTGTTTTTTCTTTTGTATTTTGTTCTATATAATTTAGCAGATCACTTCTTTTATAAATACTAAAACAATTTAATTCTACAATAAACATAGCAATATAAAACGCCTTGCCTCTTAACCATCCATTAAAACCGTTGATATTAGTATATTCTAACCAGATAGTTTCTAAATGTCTATTACCTTTTATATCTACACCATAACCATTTACATAACAATCTATGTGCATATACCAGTCTTCTTTATTTGTAGATTTTCTATAAACAAAACCTTTTTCAATTACTTTTTCTGCAAACAATTCTTCATAGAAATTACCATTATTTACACAATAATCTAACCTTGATTGTTTAACTTCTGTCATATATATTGCTTTAACTTTTCTTTTACTTTTCTATAAGTGTTATATAAAGAGTAATAAGATATGTTTGTTTTCTTTGATAGTTCGCTTATGCTTTCTCCTGCTTCTAATATCTCCCAGACTTTTGCATCGTACCAGTACATTTCTTTTAGAGCATCTTGTATTTCTCCATATGTTTGCACAAAGTTTGGTGCAGGCTCTAAACTATTATAATATTTTTTTAGCTTTTCGTGATCTTCAGTTGAGGGGTGGCCGTCAAGTTCAACAAACTTTACCTTTGATTTTTTGCGCACAAGATCAATATGTAAACATCTAAGTATTTTATATATATACCAGTAATTAACTTCTGTGTCATTATACATAAAATTTGCACCTCTCTGACTAGCTTTATGTAAACTTATGTACATAAGCTGTACAATATCTTCTGCTTCTGTGTCTTTTATATTACCAAACGTCTTTGTAATCTCAAGCCATTTATCGTGTTTGTCATATGCTATTTCTACTTGTGTTTTCAAAACGGAAGATTTAGTTGTTCTACGACTGTTTTGTTTATTGCTTCATCTGTGCCTATTTTAAAGCCTACATTATTAACTATGGACTTTAACAGGATGGGCGAGTCTATTGGACTGGGGCGGCCACCAGTATCAATTTCTTTGACCTTCCTAATATGTATATGTGAATACATCCACTCAGTAGGGTGTTGTATATATCTATGAATAACGATAAAGTCATCAGCTCTATTTACAAACTTGCCCCCTCCCTCAACACTTGATGCCATTGGTGGTATTGGATGGTTTTCGTAGGGATGACCTTTGCTATGTGTTTTTCTTAAAGCTTCTGTAGCTGCGTGTGTACAAAGCCATATTGAAACATTATGCTTTTTGCAGAATACTCTAAATTCACTTGTAGCCTGATAATCGTAATCGTGCCCACTAATTCCTTTTAGTGTGTCTCTGTCTTTAAGTAAACTATTGTAAGGATCAATTAAAAAGCCGTGATAATCCCAAGCATTTTTAACAACAGTGCCAAGCTCAATAAGTGATTTATAAGTATATAAGTCATTAGCATCAATAAACTTAAAATGCTCAAATACAAAATCTTTGTGTTTTTTAAATTCATCGTCAGTAATTTTGTTTATAGGTTTGACTGCAAGAAACTCAATAAGTTTTTTTATAATGCTATAAGGTTCGTTTTCGCTAGAGTATACTAACCATTTTAATTTATGTTTGATACTATATAAAAGCATCAAAAATAATGTCAAAGTTGTTTTACCGCTATTTGCGTGTCCAAGTATAATATTGAAATTACCATACTTGAATCTAAAATATTGATCTATTTCATTAAATCCGAGAGTTAATCCTTCCTTGACCTTGCCAGTTCGTACATCTTGTAGTTTATTTATCTGGTCGTCAAAGTTTATTAGCATTCTATTTGTCTTTATCTCTTACTAATATAAGCAAAATGAGATAACCAACTAAATCATAAAGAGTGTCTTCTGTTTTATCGTTTATACCTTTGTTTTTTATTCGCATCAGTTTGTCATCAATACGAGCTTTAATAGCTTCTTGTGATCCTAACTTAGAAAATATATTAACAGGATTTTGTGCAGTATTACCATAAGCATTGTTTTTAGCTATAAGCAATTCTGTGATGTGGTTAGTTATCTCTCTTATTTGTTGCTCCATTAAAACGGAAGATCGTTTACTGTTTCTCGGTCAGGATTATGTTGTGCATTCGTAACTTCTTCTTTAGCTTCAGGCTTGTATTCATCAATATAAATAGTGTGTGATTTGCCGTATTGATCTACTTCTTTTTTCTTTGCCATTGTAAGTTTGACATATTTTTTTCCGTTGTATTCAAAAGTATAAGGCAGTAATTTATCAAGTTCTACTGAAAAATTAACATATCCATATTTACCTTCTTTACCGTTTCCTACGTATGTTTTCATTTTAATAAATTGTTAAATTGGTTTGTAAAGTCTTCTATTTCGTCAAGTTTTATTTTGCCAGATGCAGCTAATTCTATAGCACCCTTAAAGGCAACTTGATAACGTATTGTATTATTTATATCATTATCTCTTGGTTTATCCATTGTATAAATAATTTTAGCTGTTCCGTATTCTTCGTTTGTAACCTCATACTCAATGATGTCATCAATGTTCTTTTTAAATTCTCCTTTGCTTAAAAAAGTATAAGCGTTTCCATTAGCTAAAGTAACTAAAGATTTTGTAAAAGTTCCGTGTTTTAAAACGGCTTGTCCTTTTGCTTGTATGTCTACTATTTTTGATTTCATATTTTAAATATAATTAATTTTTTGATTCAATGTATTTTTCTGTTTCTAGGTCGTCTAGTAATTCGTTCTTCGCTTTAAGAAGTCTAATAATGATGTTTAAGTCATCAATTGTGTTTTGTTGTTTCGCAACCTTTTTAGTAAGAACATTAATCCTAGAGTGAAGAAATTTAATCTCTTTGTTAAATCCTTCTTTGTCTAAATGTAATGTCATTTGTAAGTTTCAAATTGAGTTATACTAATCATTGTTGCGATTGTATCTAATAATGTGCTTTCTTGAACTAAGCCATCCTTGTATAAGTGCAAGGCTTTTTTCATTAAAAGATAGTCTGATTCTGTGAGTAATTTTTGTAGTCTATTCATATTAAGTGTTTTGAATTTGCTACAAGTTAATTAAAAAATGTGAATAAAAAAAACGAGGGCAAGAAAAATATCCTCGCCCCCTTAAAAACAAAACCCCTAATCGTATGAAAAGGTCTATAAATATAACTCTTTTTTGCGTTGTTCTACTAATATTTGGTATTTATTTATAAGGTCTTTTAAGTCTTGATCTGTTTGTTTTATTATCTTTTTGCCTTCAAGCATAAGCTCTTCTACTTTATCGTATCCGTATTCTTTGTTTAGGTTTGTGCCAAAGATATAATTTTCTCCATAACGCATACAATTACAAGCGTAACATTGTGGTCTACAATTATCTTCTCGCCATCTTAATATACGTTTAGCTCTGCTTAACATATGTCCGTTTTGCATACCGTCTCCTTTCCAATATGCTTTTTTGTTACAAGTGTAACATTTTACTATGCCGTTTTTGTCTGCGTATTTAAGTCGTATATATTCAGAAAAGATAGCGTCTAATTTTTTAACTAGACCTTTACGACTTATCTTTTTCATTTGTCCATTGTGCGTAAAAACCTTTCGCCCCATACAGGATCAACAGTTTTTATAGCTCTATATATTTGTCTTGACATTTTTTTTACTTCTAGCTTTTCAGCTTTAGTTGAGTCGCTACCCAAATTTGTGTGATTATTACAGTCGATTTCCAAAAGCGCATCGACACGCATCTTGTCTGTATATGTTTTGTAGTTAAGTATTTTGTCTATTATAAATTGTAACATAATGTAAATATATAAAATTAGATTTAAAAGAAAAGAAAGAAAGTAACCAAAGAAAGAAAAGAAAAAGTCCCTCTAAGAAAAACAAAATAATAATTTACACGATCCAACAAGCGTCCAACTTTATTAGGTTCTTGAAGTTTAGCTAAAAGCGAAAACAAATATATAAATTATTTTGTATATGCTTTATATATTGCAAATTTCACTAATACAACTAATAATATTATTGTCCATACGTTTGGATGTGTTTCGCCACATAACCCTAAAAAATGTTCAATTGCTTCCATTATCTGCCTTGTCCTTTATATCGTTTTAAATAATTTTTACTTGCTTTTACTTTACTAGATTTACTCTTAGCGTGTATGCCTTTTCTTTTTCGTGATTTACTTTTGTATATGTTTACTGCTAATTTAGGCATTATTTTTTTTTAACTTTTTCTATTGATCTGCCTCCAAAATAAGCACCAATTACAGTTATCAATGTAAGCTGTAAAAGTTCCGTCCATTTTTCTTCAACTTCAAACTTAACACTTCCAGCATCAATAAAAATCATAAGCACAGTAGAAACTATTAAAAAAATTAAAACTAAAGGCCTAACTGACCTTGTTAAGGTGTTTCCGTGTTCAAGGTCTGCTTTCCATCTTTCAGTGACATTATGTTGCATATCTTGTTCTGCTTTTATAAAGACTTCATTCATCTCTTTTTCAAACCTTGCTTTTTCTTCTTTGCTAAACGTGTGCTTGTCTATAATACCAGAAATTTTTTCTGCTACACTCCCTCCAGCTCCACCAAATATTTTTGCTAGTATATCTTTCATGACGTAAATATTTTAAAATGTAAAACCATACACAAAATATAAATGTTAATTTCGTACCAGTCTTTATCAGTTTGTTTAGGATTATATGTTGCACCTAACAAAATAGCATCTGGTCTAAATATTAATCCAAACTCATAGTTTTTCATATTGTTATATATTTTGTTTTACCATTATCTCTCACTGCTTTCAGCACTCTGTTTCTGTTTTTATCTTCGCTTACATAAGAAATATGAACCCAGTCAGGATTATCACTACCGAACTCCCATATGAGGGTATCAAAGCTTAAATTGTCTCTTATCCAGTCAAACATTTCCTTATTTGTTTTGTGACCATAAACGTCATCTAAATCTAAAGCTCTACCCTGACAGTGAAAAGAACGAGCTGACCCTCCAACTGCTTGATTTAGTGCGCTTGACCTAAAAAAAGAATTTATCTTTATAGGGCCACCGACATACTCTCTAAGAGGTTCAAATACTTTCTCTGCAATTAATTTCATATTAGCCATAGCTTCTGCGTCTGGAGTATTGTCTATGCCAAGCCTTAATGCTGTAACGCTTTTGCTTCCCTCTTTTTCTGATATGTGTTTGCTAATCATTTGTCGCTACTCTTGTGTATTTACTCTTATCTATTACTGACTGTAAGTCTTCAACAGGTGCTTTTATACTAAGCGATATATCTGCGTCCCATCTTCCAACAAGACTTCTACCTTTGTAAATAAATATTACTGGAACAGATTTTATTTGAGATCTCACGCTAGGTTTTTGCTCTTCCAATAATGCCTTGATTATTCTTGCACCCTCTATTTTGTTTAGGTCTTTATAGTCGTTTCTATAATTCCAATTGCTGTTTATATGTAGCACTGTATACTCTTGCGAATAACTACTTGCAAAAACAAATAAGGCAATTAGGACAATTAAGTTTTTCATTTCTGTATAATTTCATATAACTTCTCATCTATTTTATCTAACTTTTCACTGTTTTCTTGTACTTGCTCTGCTGTATTTTCTATAGTTTCTCTTATAAGCTGGTCTTTAAGATCATACTCTGTTCTCGATACTGGTGCTTCTGGTAATAGCTTTGCTTCTTCAATACCTGCATTTAAATCTGTATACATTAATACTAAAGAAATAGCTCCTGCAACAACAATTCCTATAGTTTTTAAGTTAAGAGTTAGTTTAGTTTCCTCTCCAATTTCAGTTGGTTTGCTCATCTTCTTCTATTTTTTCATATGTTCCGTCTTTCAGATTAATATT